TCATAATACCTCCTTGTATTTTTCCATCGCTTCTTTACGACGACGTTGCTGCTCTTTTGTGATTCCAAAACTTAGTGACTTGCACCAATAATCATTTTTAATGATGCACATCGCCATACGTTTCCAACTCAACACATCTTGCTTTGTGTCGAGTTCAGGTATCTCATCAATCACCTCTTTAAATTTAATTACGTTTTTATCGCCTTTACCACGTTTAGAACGTTCATGTGTGTTAATAATCTTATCACCGTATTTTGATTCCAATATATCGATTTCCTCATCAGTCATCCCGCTTCCTTTTTCTATCCACCAATTGATAAACTTTTCAAATCTATCTTTGTAGTGGTTTGCCGCTTCTTCGGGCAAAGTGTTCAGAAGGAATTCAGTGAACGACTTCCACGTGTGCCCCCTTGGTAATTGATATTTATGACTATTGATTTTAGTCCCGCTGTAGATATTACCAAAATTAGCACCACTCACACGATTTACCACTTTACCCCACGTCTGCGGTTCGAGAATACGGAACATATTTAATCCTGCTTTAGCTTCATCTCCAAACGGCTCGTCAATACGCATTTTATGAATACTTATACCAGCTTGATACATCAAGTCATAAAATTTGTTGTATTTATGTACCGTTTTACCGTAAAAAGTCCAAACATCCTCTACAGTCCAATCATAAATCGGATAGAAGTTGTACACGTCTGTGTCTACTTTGGTACTGTATTTTATATCATTATACGTGCTTTTATCCCCTTTGATTGCACGCCAACGATTAAGACTTTCTTGTGTGCGTATTCCAATGATACACGCCGTTTTTTCGCCCTTGCCGTACCATTTACCAAATTTCGAAACAAATTCTTCAAACGTCATTTTATAGCGATAATAATCGATTGGGTTATTATCTAAGTTGATAACGTTTTTAGGTATGTCACGCACCCATACATCTTTTTTATCCGGATCCCACCAGCTCCATAGCATCTCAGAATAACTTAAGTTGTTATCCGTTTCCATCGGCAGGCATACCCACATTGGTTTAATAACGTCAGTGTATTCTTTCAAGATGCTTTCCACATATTCAATTGTAAATTGATACTGTGCTTCGGTGTCGATAAACAAAACACCTATTTTGCGGTTGCGTCGACGTGCTTCATCACACATTAAATGCATGCACACACCACTATCTTTACCGCCAGAGAATGACACATAAATATTATCAAACTCATCAAATATATAGCGTACACGTTCTTTTGCAGCTTCATAAACATTCATATCTAAATACTGCTTCATCATAATACCTCCTTAATCTTTTCTAAATCTCGAATAATCAAATCGTGTAAGTTCGATTTTTTTGTGAGATTATCGTACATCAAGTTATAAATACCTAAATCAGATCTAATGTATCTATAATGTATGATGCGTTCTTGACCTAAGCGCTTGATTCTATACATTGCCTGCTCTACTTTTGCGTAATCAAACGTGATACTTGCAAAAGTAATGCGGTTACAGAATTGTAAATTATGACCAAAAGAGCCAACACCATAGGTCATAATCAGTGGCTTGTCGTCACCTTTAAACCGCTTCAAAACCTCACTGCGATTATCTGTGTCACCTGTTATCACATAACAATCACAATGTTTGCTTATCTGCTCAACTTCCTTCAAATAGCAACAATATACAATTTGTTGTCCTTTTAACGATGCTGCAATCTCTTTGCATCGTTTTTCATCAGTGAACATGAGGTACTGCATGTTTACGAGTGTATTTAAAAGAAGTTCTCCATCTTTTATTTTTTGGAGGAATTCTTCTTTTAAAACGTTATACTTTTCGGATGTCTCATCACTTGACCAAATATCCTCAAACGTATGTTTTTCTTCTATACAGAGGTTCAAATCAACCTCAAATACATAGGGTTCTATCAATTTTTTCAGGTAATCAATATTTACCTCTGACAATTGATAAAACTCACGAGGAGACTGAAACCTCCTCTTATACTCGATTTTTTTGAAGAACGTCTGAAGAAATTCTGATTCATCCATATTAATGATTTTTTCACTTAGGAACTTCATCTGATAGTATATATCCCATTCATTTTTAGTAATAGGAGTTCCATTCAAAATAAGTCTATATTCTGAACGGTCACGGATATTCAAAATCCGTTTATATCGTTTAGCATCGCCATTTTTGATGAATATACTTTCATCGGCGATGACCATCACCTTTTGGTCGTTTAAATTATCTAACAAAGTTAAATAACGTGTGTCGGACATAGAGATACCTTCATACGTCTCAATAATATGAGGCATATCAAAACCCCACATTTCTATCTGCTCCTCAATATTCTTTTGTAATTGATGAGGAACTAGAATCAATACAAGCGTTGCATCAGTCGACTTTGCGATTTCGAGTGCAGCACGTGTTTTGCCCGTTCCTTGTTTCATAAACAAAGCGCCCACTTTTAAGTGAGCGAATTTTTTAATAGCAGTTTCCTGCTCTAAGGTTAACGTTTTAATGATTCATCAACCTCCACATTAGCATTTATTTTTTCAGGTTCAGAAACTTTTAAATAGGTTTCTGAATCTGAGCGAGGCGACTGTTTATCAAAAGCATCTAACATTTCATCTGCTCCAATTGTTGTAGTCCCATCATTATTTCTACTCTGACGAATGAGCTTGAACTCCCATTCATCATTGAAAGAAAACTCGAACCAATGCCCGTTTCCTTTTTCTGACTCTCTCACTAGTTTGCTAGGGTGCCAGAATTGCCAACCCTTTAATCTAGAAGAGTTGGGCAACTTGATTAAAGTCGCCCGGCCAGTCTCATATTCAATTTGCGTGAGGTCTATGCGAATTTTATGCCACATACTCGCTCACCTCATCTTCTAAAAAGATTATGCCATCTTCAGTTACTTTAACTGGAGTGACATCCCATTCATAACCATTTCTAAAGATGAGCTCGTATTTTTTTGTTTGCACATTGTAACGGGCAATGGCTAGCTCATCTTTAATATCTTCAACTGTTGGACAATGAAGGACTTGTCTACTTTCGAAATTCCAATGATCTGCCACTCTTAGACTTCCATCAGGTTTGTGTCCCCATGAAATGTCTGTTGAGTTGTATGCAGATAGACTAAACGGCGACTTCGAAAAGTCTCTTGAGAACTCTTCTTTAATTATTTTTTTGAATTCTTTATATTTTTTAGAAGACACATATATCAAGTTAGTAAAATCATTACTAATCACATAATCTCTTTCTTCGAATAGAGAAAGTAAATCTTCTGGATTTTTGACATCTTCTGTGATAACCACTTCGTATAAATCTGTTCCGATTTTTTCTACAACGAAAAACGAAACGTTCAATATTTCTATATCGACGTCTAATTCGATATCTTCTAACATAGCCTTATACTCTTCTGTGTTTGAGTGTAAGGATACGATGCAATCTGAATTTATTATGCGTTGGTTAATATCTTCTAAAATCCAAGAAGCCCTTTTTAATTCAATGCGTTTTTTCATTTTTGTTTCCTCCTCTTGTTTACCTTATGTCTATATTATAATATAAGTGCTAGCACTATGCAAGCACTATTTTATATTTTTATTTAAAAAGTGTCGGCACTGTGCTATATTATTTATGAGGTGATGAAAATGATTAAAGAAACTAACACAAGAATTAGCGTTACAGTTTCTAAAGATAATAGAGATAAATTGAAGGAACTTGCTAAAAAAGAGAATAGAAGTATGTCAAATATGGTTGAACATTTGATTACTTCTTACATTGAAAGAAGTTCTGAAAAATGAAGCTAATCATCGATATAAACGATAACAATTATAAGTATCTTAACGAGCTCGCTCAACAAGACAATACAAATGTTGAAAGTATTATCAATGATTTAATACAGACACACATCGTTAATGTGAATGAAAGCTATAGAAATATAGATAAAAAGGAATTAAACGACTTCGCTAATGTCATGCAACGTTATTTCCATGAAGATTTGGAAAGTATGTATGACGTTATCGGTTCCGACGAGGAGTTAAGTACAGACAAGCAAATGCTTATTGTGTATAAGAAGCTGTTTCAGGACGTGGCATTAAGAAACGGCATAGCGCTTGAACTCTTTGAAGCATATAAAAAAGGCTAACCACCGTAGCAGTTAACCCACACACTATAACTGAATAAATTATAGCGTAGATCGCTTATCAAAATTATAGCACAAAAAAAACAGGGCAGTCGCAATGACCGCCCTTAATATAATATAGTATGAACTTTTTAACGTATTATTTAACTTCTAACTTACCCCACAAAGATTTCTCTTTCAGCAATTTTCCATCTTTATCAGTAATTTCACCAATTGGCATGTAAAAATTGTCTTTCTTGTTAGCTCCATCCGCTTGATACTTGAAACGAATCCACCACATTTTATTTTTAACATCTTTAATAACTTGGTCGAATTCTACATATTCGCCTGGGTAAATCCATGACCCGCTATCCACTTCTTCGGCATCCATTCCAAATGCGCGACGTACGACAATTGCATCATAGTTGTCATCTGAAGCGGTAAAAATGCCATGCCATGCCCACACCGTTTTAGGCGGTTTACCTTGTTTCGGCTTGCTTACCGTTTTGGCCACTTTCGGTGCTGGGGAATCACCTTTCATATATTTCACGACCAAGTCATCAATGATATGCATGTCGTGCCTGCCATAACCCGCCGCTTCCAAAATGTTTCCTGGATCTTGCTTATCGAACTGAATATCTTGGTGACCAGGCATTTCATTGCGCGGGTTAATATCCCACGAATTACACAACGCCCCCATAATACGACACGCATTGTCTAATGACTTAAGCGTTCTATCTTCATCAGAAAAATAACAAGCCTCTAATCCAAATGCAATGTCATTTGCATCATCGCCGTACCAGTCGTTATCAATAGGCGTATCATACAATACGTGCCATGCTTTCTCAGTCACTGGGATACAGATGATACACTCTTTATCATCCACAAACACATGAGCTGATGCAGTGTAAGCCCAATCGATGTTATACGTATTGCGATAATAATCGACATTATTTTGTGCAGTACTATCTCGATTTCCAGTATCATGGAATACCGCAAATTTTGGATTGCCACTCACTAGCCTTTGACCAGTACGACGTGTTCCAATCGGTAAAAAATCCGTATATACTGGTACACCGTTCCATGTACCAATTTTCTCTTTAACCATTTTTATTTCCCCCCTTACTTTTATTACGAGTAGACATTTCTTCTTTCAACTCATGAATAATTGATTTATGTTCATCATTCCCAATCACAGCCAGCTTTTCAGCAATTTGCTTAGGAATCAACACGCCCATTTCTGCACAATTTTCTACAATCGAAAGACCCTCATTTGTGATGTAGAAAAATAACGTCATCATCACAATTCCACCATTTGCATTTAAAATTTGGTCTATCATGTTGGCCAAAATGACAATACAGAAAACCAACATCTTACGCGCATAGCCGAACATGGATTTTCTGCTCCATAATGTTTTACTTTTTATCGCTTTGGCCAAACCTGTAATAACATCAAGAACCATCAGAAGCATTAAAAAATATAATAGTTTCATTTCTCCAGCATAAAAAAATGTCTTAAAAATTTCAGTCTCTGTAAAACTAATCATCATGTGAATCACCTCTAGTTGTTTCTATACGTAATTTTGATTGCTTCATTTTTAAATTCTTGTGCGCTTCCTGGATTTCTTTCTCCTCTACTTACTAAATGACTAATAAATCGCTCAACTTCATCGGTGGACTTACCATTAACACCACTCCAATAAATTGTATTTGGTACATATTCCGGATTTAATAAAACTTCGTTACCTAACTCAATCTTTACAACACTTTTATCTTCTAAATTTAATGCTGTACGGTTAATAGCGATTCCAAACAATCCGCTTGGATCTCTAAAAATTCGATTTGGCACAACTGAAGCAATATATGTGCCGTCACCATTATCAATAGGATTTACTGCTTCTTCTGTAGGCGCAATATTGTCATTGGAAATTTCATCATTACTTGCTGCTACTTCAGAAGTATCTTCAGCTTCTGTTGAGTTAGAATTTGGTTCTGCTACAACACTATTATTAGCGTCATCGGCATATGTGACTTTTAGCAATTCAGGTAAATATTCAAACCCGCGCTCAGTCGTATAACCAGTTTTAGTTAAACTGTCAGTAAATTGTGTTACATCGGCAACACGATTATATTCATCTGTATTATTTGGAATCGTATACCAGTATGGCGAATTTTGAAGTGTGCCCGAAGCATTCAGAATAGATGCCTTTTGACTTTCTATTTTTAATATTTTCTTGTTATCTAAACTTATTTCTGATTCATCAAAATTTATAATAAAACTTTGATTTTCTTTCCAAAAAATGCCAGTAGGATAAAGATGCTTAACGACAGTTCCGTTTTCTAAAACTTGATCAGGTGGCAAATCCACTTTGTTTTCAAACTTTGGACTTACTGCATATTTTTCTAAAAATGATTGAATGCTATTCGATATGAATTCATGGCCCTTTTCATTTGGATGTAAACCATCTTCTTGACCTTCTTCATACGCAAAAAATGTTTTATTTACAGCAGGTTCCCAAACTCTTAAATTGCTTTCATGATAAAGATCCAAAACAGGTAAACCAAACAATTTCGAAATATTTTTAATGACATCTACTAGTTGACCTAATGTATAACCTGCATCATTAGCCACTTCTTTTAATGGATAACATTCTATTCTCGGAAGCGGCGTCATCACTACAATAGGTGTATTAGGAAAATGATTTGTTAGCTGCAATAGAGTAAAATAAATACTGCCTGCAACAGTTCGATAGTCACGTTCCTCAACAGTCCCTAAAGGATTTGTCTTATCACCTACTAGACCATAATCATTTGTACCTAAAAAAACGCAAATAAAGTCTGGCTGTTCCTTAATTTGTAAGGCAACATTCTTTCGGTCTTGATAGCCTGTGCCACTAATCCCCATATTAATGACATTCAAACCAGTTCTTGAAGCAATAAATTCATGATAGTTCGTTGTTGTTCTGAAATTCTTTTCAGTGATACTATCACCAACAAAGACACCTGTTTTCCCTTCAAACATTGATGACTTTTTAGGTTCATCAAGTTTTAAATTATCTTTGTTATCTAATACGACGTCAGACATAACTTTTTTTAATTCATCCATATCAAATAATTTAGATTTCAACGCGTCTTTAATAGCGGTATATACTAAATCAACATTAACTTCTTTAGAAATTGTTTGGTCGATACCACTATCGACAATATTGAACATAAAATTTAATGCGTGTATAGAAGTATTTTCATTCAATAAAAATAACTTAGCTTTCACTTTACCTGAATGTCGAATCACTTTGTCAGTAACCTTGTATTGAATTAAGCCGGAATAAGGGGAAATGATTTCAAGTGGCTCATCCATAAAAACAGAACCATCTTCACAAAATAAATTTAATTGTGGCTGATAGTTTGCATTTGATAAGTCAAAAGGTTGACCATTCCAAAAAATATTAATTCTTATCGATGCAGTACCTACATCTTTTGAATAAAAATTAGCACCGATATATCCAATATCGACACCTAATTCATTGATGTTTGCATGTATATCTTTATTTTTATAATTCATTTAACGACACCTCACTTGACTTTAAAGAAAATATAAAAAGTCGACGTAATCACGCCGACTTAATAGCATATTAGTAAATGCCGTAAATACCAGTAATATAAGCATCAGAATTAGTTGCTTTTTCATCACCGACAGCTCTTAAAGTTTTTTCTAGCAAAATATGTGTGTCATCTTTAATTCGAATTACGACTTCATCTAAATAACCAGCCTTAAAACCATCGCCAGAACTTTTCATTCCATAATTATTTAAGTAAACCAGGTTACCATTCGAAGGGATGCTTACTAATTCTGTACCATGTCGATTTGTAGTATAGCTTACTTCAATTAAAAGGTTGCCAAAGTTATGACAGTTTCCTGTTAAAGTTGCTGTTTGGCCTTTGACGAGATGACCGCTCCATAATTTTACAGGAACTGAAGATACCCAACGACCATGCAACTGACCTCGATATTTCTCAATAGAATAACCTGCGCCAAGCATCGTAATCATCCCATTATTTTCATCTTTCATAACGGCTTGAATATAGCCATTAGAGTTATTTGTATTACGAGTCGGTACATTCCTTGTCGTACCATCAAAATAGTAAACACCCGATTTTGTGATATTGGCCACGTCATCAAGCACGCCAGTTTTAACACCAGTTACTTCACTTTTGAAGCGCTTTAACTCTTCTGTTGAGTCTCTTTTGAAAGTATTAAAATTAGAACTAATATTGTCAACAGTATTATTTACAGTATTAATAGCTTCGTTAAAGTCACCACGTGTCATCAACTCACGCTCGTTGGCGATAGATTGAATCAAATCTAACTGTTGCTTTAACGCTTTTGTTAAGTTTGCATTAGCTTCAACTTGAGTTTGTGTACCTGCTGCTTTCGTTTTTAATTCTTCTAAATAAGCACTAATTTTTTCTTCTAACTCTGATACTTTTTGTTGATATTCAGTATAGTATGATTCTGAATTAATTCCGAATTCAACCATATTTTTTAGTACGTTAATTTTAATCTCTAGAGTCGAATCAGTCTGTTCCCCACGTTTTAATTTGAAAAACGCTTGTTTATATTCGCCTTCAGCAGTACTTGCCTGATGTGGGAATGTGTATCGAAATACACCATTGACAGGATCTAATACGATAGCCCCTCGTGTGTCAATAATTCTTTGGCCATCCGGTTTAACGCCTTCAAAAACTGGTGTCAAACCCGTGATATTATAAGGGGTACCATTAGACCAAACTGTAACAGTAACTGTTTTAAGCCCACCATCGCCAACGCGACTTATTAAATGTTGCTGCTTTTCTTGTTCCGTACCTTGCTTTGTAATGTCATAAAATAAATCTTGATTTGCCATATCTTATAACGCTCCTTTAACCATAAAAATAGAAATAATTTTTTATTAATTCGTGTGTAATAACTTCATGGCCTTTTTCATTTGGATGTAGACCATCCACCATATTTTTCACTCTAAATGCAGGATTGTAAGGATCTAACAAATTCGTATGATATGCATCGAAAACAGGTACATTTAATTCTGTACATGCAAGTACTTGCGCATTTACATAATCTTCTAAAGTCAGACCTATACTATTTTTGTCAGTATCTTTACGACGAATCGTTGTACCATTGACAGGTAGTTGTCTGGTTGCTGTCATAACAATAATTTTTGCATGTGGATTATTTGTTTTTATTAACTCAACCGTTTTACAAAATGCACCATAAAAAGTTTTGACATTTGTTTTATTGGTACCGATAGAAACACCAGCAGAACCATTGTAAAGCCAGTCATCATCAGTTCCCTGGATAATAACTAAATCTTTATTTCTAATTTTGGCCGCTTGTTCATAAATGGAATTTGCTTTAACTGTGGACATTGTTGCACCGCTGACACCTTCATTTTGAACCGTAGCGCCTAACATTCTGCCAGATACTTGCCAAAGTTTTTAGTTGCACGACTACCTTTTGCAACAGAATCGCCAATCACACCAATCTTTTTAATACTTTTAATAGTATTAGACATGCTCAAATAATCTGCAAATACTGTGCCGTTTTCGGTAACGATAAATCGGTCATCAATAGATGTTTTCATTGATTTTTTCGCAATGTATTTTAAATCTGCGTCTAATCTACCTTTTAATGATTCGTGCTGCTCTCCTTTTAAATCTGTTAAACTTTTCGCATAATCGTCAGTAATTTGAAGAGGTGACATTTCAGGAAGAACAATTGCTCTTATCTCTCTTTTCATATCGTATTCATACTTAGATACTTTTTGATTGATTTTGTTTTCTATCACTTTTGAATCTTGAACTTTTAATGCCTTTTGTATCTCCTTAAAGTTATAAATTAATTGAGTGCGTAATTCGGCTCCAGCCTTATTACTTAAATCTGTAATTAAATTCATTGGTGTGCCTCCTAATACTCTAATATTTCATGCAATCGCACTTTATTTGCTTTTGTTGTACGGTTGTGGTTGTCATCGGTACCAGTCACAACATTATCTCGAATAAGCACCGTTTTAGTACAAAATTCATTTGCTGAATTTGTGGGAATTAGATGCACAATTTTTGCAGCACTATGTGTTTTAACATGATTTTTAGGTACATACTGATAATGATAAAAATCATCTGTTGCATCAGATCGCCAAACAAGCACGATTCCATTTCTACATTCACTAACTCGTTTACTTAAATTCACTACTTGTGTATTGTTCGGCCACTTATTAATATCTGCAGCAATTACTGTATTAGAAGCGGTTGTTGTTGAATCAGATACCGTTTTATTGTAAGGATTCGAGTTGGTTTTTAGCTCATCTAATCGTCGCTTATCTTCTGCAGACATTAAACCCGCTTTTTCAGGAGTTGCATTTGTTAATGAATCAGGAATATCACTTCCATCAATATCATTAATTTTTTCTATTAATTCTGGGGTTAATAACATCGACTTGTCTAAACCATCGACAACATCAATATGCGTACGCACATATACTTCTTCACCATCATAAGTAATTGTTCTAGCTTTAGTAATATTAGGCATTTAACTTCACTTCCTTATTTCTTTATAAAAAACAGACCCGAGATTACTCGAGCCTGCTTCATTAAAATTATCAAGTTTTCTTTTGTCTTCTTTAGACATCAATCCAGCCTTTTCTTCAGTCGCATTTTTTAATCCTTTCACCCCTTCAACATGTGTTAGCGGATAAAACTGTTCATTATTTTCATATAACGCTTTAATCTTCGTCATCTAACACACTCCCAATCGTTTCTGTAGTAAACGGTTTTAAATTACTTTTAGACTGGATTTTATTGAGGACCTTACTTTGATAGTTGAATAAATTATCTTGCTTCTTCAATCGCTTATTTAAAGATCTTTGAATTTGAACCATATCAACAGTGTTGTTGCTAAATGATACAGTATCAATCGAGTTAGCTAACGGATGACCTCTTTCTAATCGAATTACTTTTAATTCAGTGTTATAACCCATAGTTTCATGTACAAAATACACTTTGTCACGTGGCGTTAGCTTTGTCTTTGATATATAGTTAACTTCTAATTCTGTTTTAGGTTCACTTTGTATCTGGGAAGCTGCCCACTTTTCTAATTCTTTTACATCAGAAATATTATCATTTGTAAGGGTACTTGCATATTTAACACCGAAGCGTTTGCTACTTTCTGCTTTATAATCTACAACAGCACTATATAGATCCTCTCCTCTTAAATTAGCGATTAAATTAATAACGTTTCTTTCACTCGTTCCTACTAAAAATCTTGCTTTTTTCTTTTTAGGGGGTGCATGTTCAGGATCAGCACCAATAAACACAAACTCTAAACTGTGTACACCTTTAGACACATTCTTTTTTAAATCTATTGTTTTAGATTCAACATCTTTAGCCCAACAGCTAAATGTGCCAATCTTTTGTCCATCAATAAATGCATCAAACAGTCCTCCATTAGGTCCTTTTTTAATCGTATATCTAATGGTTTCGTTACCAAATTTGCACTTCACGCTTACAGTGGCTCTACCACCTACAACATCAGTTCCCCATGTCTTTTCTTTGTCGAAATCTGATGAATAAGTAAAGTCTTCAGGCTTTAAAGGAGAGTAGTTTTTTGTATCTTTCTTTTCTAATTTTTTACCAAATGCTTTAACGGCTGTTTTTAACTCTAACGTACTTACTGAAGCTTGTATTGAATCTGTATTATATCTATATCGAATAATCTCTTCAGTTGATTTATAAAACAAATCAGGATGATAAAAATTGATTTCTGAGTCTTTCGGATAGATAACACAATCAAATGCTTCAGCAATATTATTAATAGCCTCAATACCATTTTGGCCAAAAACTTCAGCAGCTTTACGTTTAGTGAAATCACCATGTATCTTATACGTAAATTTTAAAGTTTGACGTTGATCACGGAAAACAATGTCTAAAGCTTCTTTTAATAAATACGTCTTTTCTTTTTCATCAGGTTCATCATTTTCGTCTTCAGGTGCATCTATATAGTGACCTTGAAACTCAAACATGACATGATAAGCGGTAATGGATACAACCGTCTTACCTTCAGCAATTTTTGGTACTGCTTGTTTTATCACAAAACGTGTACCTTGATATAGAATGAAATTTTCACATATTAGTAACTGAAAGATAACTGCATTTGATTCCGTTTTGTAAAAATCAAATTCAATCATTCGGGCTTCATTTTTACTATACGTGTCTTTAAAGCTTCCGTAATCTACTTCCAACAAATTTTCTGCAATCGTATTTTCGATGTTTTGAACAGCTAAATGAATCAATTCAATCACCTACCTGTAAATAAAAGGGAATTTGAACTGCACCTTTTCAATAGATACATTACCTTTTATTTCAAAATCATTTTTGCCAGGCGCTAAAGTAATGACACCTCTATTTGTGTCAATGCCACACCTTTCACCATTACGATATGCATACACACTGCTTAAGACTAATTCATCCTTCTCAATTGATTTTTTGTATTTGAATACATCACCAGTTGTATGATTGATTAACTCAAATCCTTTTGATGCTGTCAGTTGAATATAAATTTTTAACTTGTGATGCATTCTTGGATCAATAGTATCAGTTGAACCATTCCATATCACAAAACTTTTTGATTTGTGTTTGTATTTCGGCGTAAAGTCCAAAGGGATGCCACTTTCAAGCATCCAACCTTCACTCATTTTAAACTCAGTATCAGTTTCATAAACAGATTCATAATAACCTTTATAAACTTTGCAAGTGACTTCAAATTCACATGATGAACCGTCTTTAATATTTTTAGATATATCACATTTTGATATATCAAATTTAACACCTGGCAATTGCGAATGTATGATTGTGAATGGCTTTCTTCTACTAAACTTAGACCTTAACATATGCTCGTATAACCAAAATTCCTCTAAATCGTAAGCATCCAAACCGAATCGCAATATTAAATTAAACGGAGCATAAGATAAACTACCTGGTAACACACCATCAACACCAGCAATAGTAACATCGTTTTCATTAGCATTAGGAAAGTCCATGTTTGCATCTAGAAAAAAGAAAGGAGCTGACTCGTTTATCAACTCCTCCTTGCCATTATCAATAATTTTAAGCCATCGTTCATACAAATTTAATCGCCTCCTTGCATATAACTAAGTTGATTACTTCTATTGCCTGCCAGAGCAGAAAGCAATTTTTCAGCACCTTTCAAATCAGGTTTTCCACTGGGTTGACTTAAAATGTAAATTAACTTTTCTGTCAATTTATTGTTTTCATCTGATAAAAGTAGCAATTGCTTTAACAATGATTCTACTAATGAGTTGTCGTGATTAAATGTCATGTGAGTTGAACCTGATTCCATACCAACATAGCGCATTGCTTGTTCAATTAATTGAATCGCACGTGTACGTTTTGTTAATGGCACAATCATTTCCGGCTTATTACCTTCGCTGATTTGGGCTAATTTATGTGTTGTAGATAATCCGCCATTTTCATATGCGTAATCACCTGCACGTTTAAATGCTGCTCTCCAGCTTCCCATAATCGGCACCCATTTACCAACGATATATCGTATTGCAGCTATAGCCTCATCCACTGAATTCAACATATTACCATGACCATTTAAGGCATAGGTTCTGAATGATGGCTCAATCATTTGAAACATACCTTTCGAAGGCGTTCCTCGCTGAGCATTTATATCCCAATTGTTTACTGCATCAGATGTGTAGTTAGACTCACGTTTAGCCACTCTTAGCATTTCATCTGTAATATAGGACGATCTAAACGGTCCTCCTAGTATAGCTTGAGCTTTTAAAATGGCATTACGTGCATTAGTATAACCATCGCCGCCAGAACCTCCAGCACCTTTAAGTGACTTTAGCCATTGAATCGGGTCAACGGCTGTGTCGTTTCCAGGATGTGAACCACGCATTAATTGAAAATGCAGGTGAGCACCTTTTACAAAGTTACCTGTAGCACCAGATAAACCTATCAATTGGCCAGCTTTGATGCGTTGTCCTTGTCTTGCAATTTGCTTTGACAAATGCATGTACCAGTTCCATTCGTTTGCACCAGTTTTAATTTGAATAGAGTTACCTCCACCGAAATCAGTCCATACACGGTCAGCAATTCCACCTTTAACAGCATAGATACTTGTTCCTGCCGGCATACCGAAGTCAACACCATAGTGACGACCTCCATTAAAATTCAAACCACCAGTATATCGACCGAATTGTTGCCATACTGGAAAATCAAATAAGTAATGACCATCACCGCCACCACCAAAATCATCAAACCACGATTTAACTTTGTCTACTAATTTATTCTTAAGGTGTATGAATGCACCTTTGGCCATTTTTACTGTAGCATTATTACCACTACCAAAATTAATGTCTAAAGATGACATAACTTTTTCGATTAATTTGCTCGGGTGTTGTACATAATCCCAAACGTCACCAATTTTATCGCCTAACCACGAGGCACCATCTTTGATTTTATCAGTCACTGCGTCGACAATTTTTTCTGCGCCATCAGTAATGTTATGTGCTGTGTCTTTTGCTTTAGCCCCGAAATTGCCAACTTTTTTACCGAGTTTTTCTTTGATTTCATCAAACCAATTTTTCTTTTTAGTGCCAGTGTGAAACTTAGGTAGAATTCCCATACGCTGCATTCTATACGTATCATGTGCGTTAATGACACTGTCGCCAACACCTAAAAGCACAGGTACATCTCGACCTTTAGGGATGTGGAAAGTGCCATCAGCACGATGGATAACTTCTTGCACACCACCGCCAGGTGCGTTGCCTGAACCTCTGTCATTTACAATTGCTAATGTTGGTGACATTAATCCACCTTCTGAATCAGTCGCTAAAGAGGTCCCGCTGTATGTGCCTGTTGATAATGTTGGAATTGGTTCAATCAGGTTTTTATCCGTAATTGCTTGAGATATTTTATTGATGCCACCAATCATACCATTTAAGCCACCGATTGCTTTATTAGCAACGCCTTTACCTAAGTCAAGCGCGGCTTCTTCAATGTCAGAACCGAAACCACGAATCCATTCTAAAGTTCGACCTAACCAGTCTTTGAAGCCATTATAAATAGATTCTGCATTTTCCCATGCACTATCTTTCATGTTTTCGAATTTAGTTTTTGCTTTGTTATACATATCACTGGTGTAATTCGAGATTTCATCAGAAGTTTTTTCAAACCATTTTGAAGTTTTTTCTGGCAAATCACTAAACCAATCGCCAACTCCTTGAATACTTTTACCATAATCATTAAACGTATCAACTAGTGCGCTCCAGCCTTCTTTTAAGTCATGCGTAAATTTACCCCAGTTTTCACTTGCGCCTATTTTAAATTCTTCCCAAACCTTATCGAATCCTGATTTAACCTTACCGTTTGACAAATCTATTTCTTTTTCAACATCTTTATTCGATTGTTTCACACCATCTAAAATGTCTTTATGATGTTTGTCTGCTTTATCTTTTTCTTCCTTATATCGATCGTCAGCTTCTTTTAAGAGTTTTTCTTTCTCAGTCTTTGACAAACCTACCATTTCATTGATTTCATCAACTCTAGAATCATATCGATTCTTTGCTTCCTTTTTAGCTTTGTCACTCGCTTTTATTGATTCTTTAATTATTTCAGATGCCTCTTCAATTGACATTGCTTTTCTGTTTGCAGACATTCGAGAAAGTATACGTTGTTGCTCTTTTTCGCCTTTAGAAAGCTCTTTAACAGCTAACTCATTGCGCTGTGTATAAAGTATTTTCAACTCAAATCTTTCTTTTTCACTAAGCTTATTGTCACTCAAAGCTTTAGTTTCAAATTCATCAATTTTTGCGTTGAGCTCTTTAGCTTTTTGAATTCTCGTGTTACCTTCTTCTTCAACTTTCTTTAATATAGCTTTTTTACGTTTATCAGAAATAACTTTAGTATCTTTTAGAACATCTTCATCAATTTTTAATTCTCGAGCTTTTCTTTTTTCTAACTGCTTTATAAGCTCATCAGACAATTTTGTGTTAATAGCGATAAGCTCATCCGCTTCTTTTTCAGAAATCTTTCCGTGATTATATCTGATTTTTTCAAAAATCTTATTCGATTGATCTGCATATTTAATATATGTTGATAGTGCCTTTTTAGTTTGTTTTGACACGCCTTTCCCCAAAACATCAACTTTATCAGATGCTTTAGAAGCTAGTGAATGAATGCCATCAAATAATTTATGAATTTCTTTAAAAAGTGCACCTTTTTCTAATCCTTTAGCCGCATCGGTTTTAAAGTGGTCCCATGCTTCACTCAAGTCATGAATCCAATTAAAGTTAATATGACTGCCAACACCGACAATAATACGCCCCATATCTTTAAAGCCTTCTCTAAACCAGTCCATTTTTTCATAAGCTATGCCAAAAAGCGTAGTTAAAATTGTTAAAGGTAACCCGACCTTACCGAAAAGTTTAATTCCTACTTTAGTAACTTTGGCTAAGCCACCAAATCGACCAGTCACAATTGATAAGATATTCCCGAAATTTCCGAATAATCCTTTAGTCCGCTTCGTAGCTTTACTATTTTTTAGTATAGAACCTGCTGCTTTTTCATTCGCTTTTGCATTTATAATTGCCTCAGTACTATTCAATGCCATTTGTCTGTTTAAAGAAGCATATCCTTTTGCAGCACTACCTATAGATCTAATCAATAATCCACCTGCCAATAAGACTGGACCAATTGTCGCGCCAAATAATAATAAACCAGCCGAACCTTTTCGTACCCAATTAGGTAATTTAGAAAAGCCCTCTGTAAATTGTGTAAGCCATTCAGCGCCTTTACGAATTGTAGGTGTTAAATCTTTTCCGATTTGAATAGACAGTGATTCAAACGCACCATTGAGTTGCTCTAATGCCCCTTTCAAATTGTCCTTCATTTGAGCTGCAGCTTTTTTACTCGCGCCATCAGAATTTTTTAAAGATTTACTATAAGCATTAATCTTATCAGGTCCTGCTTCTACTAATGCTAAAAATCCACTAGCTGCCTCATTTCCAGTAATCGTAGCAATATATGCTAATTTTTGCTCTTGTGTCATTCCTTTTAAACTTTTTTGAAACTGGCCAATTAAAGGCCCCATTCCAACAAACTCACCTTTAGCATCAGATAAGTGAATGCCAAGTTTTTCCATCGCTTTTGAAGTCGCTTTTGATGGATTAGCCAGGCGAATGAATGAAGCTCTAAGTGCGGTACCTGCCTGAGACCCTTCAAGACCTGAGTTAGACATGATCTCTATAGCTGCTGAAGTATCTTCAAGAGTGACGCCTAGCGTTTTAGCTGGAGGTCCTGCATATTTAAGCGCATCACCCATGTATTGTATGTCAGCAGCACTTTCATTTGCTGCAACTGCCAATAAGTCTGCTACATGATTAGCATCTGAAGCTTCTAATCCAAAAGCATTAATTGATGAGGCCATTACCTTAGCTGTAGTTGACATATCTGCACCACTTGCTTCAGCAGCGCTTATCACTCCGGGCATTGCTTCCATTATTTGTTTAGCATTAAATCCTAACGCAGCTAAGTCTTCCATGCCTTGAGCTACTTCATTGGCACTTTTACTTGTTTTTGCACCTAAATCGATAGCCTGATCAGTCATAGCCTTCAAATCTTGCTTGCTCGCTTGAGCGATTGCACCAACCCTTGACATCTGAGCTTCAAAATCAGCACTTGTTTTTAATGCTTGTCCGAAGCCTAATGCAATTGGAGTCGTAACACCTAAAGTCATATTACGACCTAAAGAATGCATTTTATCGCCTTTTTGGTTGAAAGTATTTGCCATAGCATCTACTTCGTTTGCTTTTTTGTTAAAATGACTGCTGGCTAGTAATTGCTCTTTATTAAAAGCTTTCATCTCATTTGTAGTTTTAGCAATGGCACGTTCTAGACCATTTAATGAAGCTTTCTCATTGTTTACAGCTTTCTGTGCCGTTGCTAAATTACTATGATGGTTCTTAATCGTGTTATTAAGTTCTTTATATTCGAATTGTGTTTGCTTTAGTTTAATATTTGTCTTATCATAAGCATCCTTAACACTTTGATTCGTACTAGAAAGCTTTTGGTGTTCTTCACGGAGTTTTTTAATTTGTAGACTTTCGTTTTTATAACGTGCTACTAGCTCTTTATGCTTAACAATTTGTTTTTGCACAGCTTCATTTGCACGCTTTAATTCTAATGTCGTTGCAGAATTACTATTCTTCAAATCTTTTTCCGCTTGTTTAAGCAGTTTTAGTTTTTGATAAGCGTCGTTCTTGCGTTGATTTAATCTTTTATACTGAGCCTCAGATTTTTTTAGTTCTGAAACACTTTCTTTCAAACTCATGTTTGACTTATCTAATGCAGCTTTATTCTTTTTATTTGCTTCAGCTAAATCAAGATAGGCCTTTTCAACGCCCTTAATATTAACTTTTGCACTTTGATAATTTGCATTTAACTGCTTCAACTCAGTTTCGGCCTGATTAAACATTTGTTTTTGAACTTTAAGACGTTGATTCAAACCATTAATTTTAGTTTCATAGCTTTGCATTGATTTTTCAGATTTATCAAATGCTGAAAGGTTTGCTTTCATTTCACTATTAATAACACCAAGCTGACGTTTGAGACCTTTCATTCCTTCTTGTATGCCTAATGTGTCAAGTCCTAATTCTAAGGTTAAACCTTGCAATTTCTCATCCATATTAACCTCCTTTCTAGCTACCAAATAAGTATTTCAATTCTCTACCTGTGTATACTTTTTGTTCGCTTTCTTCTTTCATTTCTTCTTTTTCACTTGAATTAAGAAGTGTTAATAATTCGATGTAAGGTTGATTTTTAACCTCTGTTAATGTCCAGCCGTATTGCTCCATACAAAAGCGTTGTATTTGCTTAAGATTCGATAAAATATCTTTTATTGAGATTGTTTTTCTGTCTTTCCCGCTTCATCTGTTCCAACTTTTGACGCTTCTTCATCTTCTGCATTGATTTCACGAAAAATGGCATTAGATGCTTCTTTATATGTGCGTGTTGTCATATTATTTAAAACGTCTTCTTCAGTTAATCCTTGATCTTCAAACAAACTCACAAAGAAAGCACGTTCAATTTTACGAATGCTTTTCGATGTTGCATTTTCTTTTTCAGCTTCCTTATTCATTTTTTCAATAGTTTCATAGAATTTTTCAGCTTCACCAATTGTAATTCCGTCTTTTTTATAAGTTGAAGTTTTGCCAGTTTTTTTGTCAGTAATTTCAAATTTAATCATAATTGTTATTCTCCTTTTTCATTCAAATAAAAAAGACGCAGCAATTTAACTGCGCCTAATTTTTCAATTTTAACTATCTGGTAATTCTGTATAGTTCACTAAAATGTTTATTCTTCTGCTGCTGTTACTACGACTGTCATATGAGCGGTTTTGTGTGTACTATCTTTTGCTGTTGCTGTGATAGTTGCTGTGCCTGGAGCTACCGCATGTAAATCTCCACCCTCACTGTCTACAGTAACAATTTCTGGATGATCACTTGTATATGTCACTTCAGAATTTGAAGCTGTGCTAGGTGTAACCGTTGCTACAGCCACATCATCATCACCTGCGACTAACGACAGATTCTCTGGTGTAAACGTAACACTTGTTACTAGAATTGGCTTTGTCGTAAATGCAGGACTATCTACCTTTTCGGATTCTTTACCATTTTCTTCAAAACAAACTTGATAGATACCGGCCGGATAGGATGTTGCAGGCTCTAAACCTGAAATACTTACAGTTAATCGTCCTTCTCCTTCTGCAGTATCTTTCAACTCGCCATTTGTATACAATTTTAAACGTCTTACCATGTCAAGACCTCCTAAATAAAATTCTGATAGCCCCTATTCCGCAGAAATTTCAATTGATTCTTCGTGAGGAATCAATACTACGTTTCGGGGAGGATTAGGGTAAAACACTTGCTGCATTAGAATTTGTGACAGTCGCAATAGGTGTATCAGTAGGAGTTGTAATTGTAGTTGCTACAGATAATGTAGTTGTGCCATCAAAACCTACAAAAACTTTATTTAAAAACTCATCTGCTCCAGCTGAACCTTCATGATATGCATAAATATATCCTGCAGTTTTTCCGTCAACTTCAACTTTTCGATTCATCCAGTCACCAGTAAGCTTAGTTGTTTCAGGTGCTTCTGCTTTTTCACCACGTGTCTTAAATTCAATTGAATCTAAGCTTAAAGTCCCTTTTAATAATGCACAGTATACAGGTTCTCCTGTCATTCCATCTTCGGATTCACCAACAATTGTTACATATGGCGCTCTTGTGTTTTCTCCTACCCAAGCAGAACCATTTGAGTCTTTACTACGTCCTAATACAGCATTTAGATCATCAGATGGGATATTGAATAAATCGATATCAGACTTAACTTCATTCGTCCCTTGTTTTCTCATCCATACGCGCTTATTTGATGCATACATATCAATCATGTCAGGTGATAATCCTGTTACGTTCATGTTTACAGTACCACCGTTTTCATCTTCCCAAGTGAATTTTTGGATAATTTTTGTAGCAGTATCATTGAATACACCTACAAATAATCGTTTAAAACCTACAGTATATGAACCCATAAATAAAACCTCCTAATTTCAATTAAAAAAGCACATCTACTCGATGTGCTCACCTTTGTAATATTGATTTTTTGGTATGCCTCTGTATCTTCTCGACATGACATACCTTTTCGTTGATTCAAAGTATTCGTCTAGCTGACTTGATGCTTGTACCAAATTGCTAGCAAAAAGTAAATATCTAATACGCTTAGTTATATCGATAGTTATTTGATGATTTGTCGACTCAACATCAACTTGTATTAAATATGATTCGCTCAGATACTTATCTGATACAAAATCAAAAGGATTGTCTAAAATCGGCTTCAAAACGACAAACGGTTTAGACACTTCCGCATTTTCAGTGACTCGATAATAGTAAATTCTTGATTGCAAATAAAATTGGAGTTGATCATCAGACATAATAATTTCTTTTACAAGGTTAAGTATATTCATGTTATTTGCTCAACTCCTTTTTCGTAATTTCTCTATAGATTATTTCACTTGCAGCCAACGTTTTTGCGATTACGGCAAATCCTCGAGGTGTATATGATTTCCCATCACGAGTATATCCGTGTTCGTTAAGATGAATAATATTTTTTCTATTCATCGGACCTTGCCATTGAATTAAAATCGCTCTACTATGGTCACTTGTCTTTGTGTAAGGTTTTGATTTTGTCATTTCTTCAATACTTGCACCAGTGTCTTTAAAACTTTCAAATTCTTTCTTTAAGTTACTAACAACAAAATCAGACGCTTTATTTAACGCCCTATCAGCAATTTGTTGCATTGCACGTTTTCCATATTTAGATTCTACTTTTTTCAATACTTCAGAAACACCTTTAACTTCAACACTCATTGCTGCATCAACACCAATGTGATAAAACCTCTTTCAGGCGTATCTAAACGCACCGCTTTAATGTTAAATGTATTAACCTCTAATCTATAATCTTCAATTTTTACAACATGTTCATTTCTCGGTTGATAACTTTGAAGCGGATCTCTCATGATAATTGTGAGACCAGTTAAATGACCTGCAACGTCTAAAATTTCCATATCCTTGATTGAAGGTGAATATGTTTCAACAAAACATTGATAGACTTGTTCTAATTCAACATCTTCAGGATACGGACCTCGGTTAATATACGTATGGAATGTGGCAGGAGTACGAAAGTCACCAGATTGCAATTTTTTGCGTTTATAGTTTATCTGCGCCATCAAAATCCTCCTTCATTACCACATTTTCCAATCCAAAATTAACCAATTCTGTTGAAAAGTTTTTAAGAAAATATTGAAGTTGTTCGTTATAAACGTATCTCGTACGTTCAAAAACCAACTCTTTTCCCATGATATTTGTAAAAATATCAAACTCTCCATAATCCCTTTGCAAAATTTCATACGATATTTGCAAATCATTTCTAAGTCTTTCATCTTCAGCTGAATGAAATATATGCATGCGACTTTTAAATTGCTTTAAAATATCATCGCTAATCATCTCATCGCCCCTATTCTGCCGAAATATTTATTGAACGTGCGTTCGGCGTTACTTCAACTTTTCGGGGTTTACGAGGGTGATCCTGCTTGTGTAGCTAAAGATAATTTGTGCAATGCCGCCACTTTATTATCTCTCGCTTTACCATATGCAAATTGTTTAGCAGTATATAAGTCTAAATCTTCTAAAGCTAAAGTCTGTTCAAATTTCATAACTTTAATACCACCGCCTAAATAAGCATCATAGCGACCAGAAACAAACGTCACTACTTTACCAGCTTCTTGAGCAACAGACTCAATGATGTTTAAGTTAAACGGTAATGCTGTCACATAGACACCTTGAGCATTCAAGTGTGTATATTGCGCTTGAATTTCAAACGCGTCACTTGGGTTAACGACCATATTCACGTTACCTTTAACGACAACGGCTTTTCCTTTTTCATCAGTTGAGTGATATTTAAAAACCTTTGTTAATTCTAATACTGTTGTTTTAGCATCTTTAAATGTGAGTGTAGATGTTACATCTTTGACAGGATAAACACCATCAGAAACTGACACACCTTTTTGTACTTGGCGGTTCAATCCGATTGGCATATCTTTACCTGTACCACCTAAAAATGCTGCTTCTAACGCAACAGCAAAAGCCTCTTCAATTTGCGTACGAACAAAACGTTCAATCCAGGCAGGCCCAAAATCCGTTAAGTCTTTTGGTAAAACTACAAAAGCTGTCAACTTGTGTTGAATAGCTGTTTCTTCGCTGAACGCAGCATCTAATTGACCTTTAATTTCGCCGTAGATTTTACCCCATACTGCTTGCCCTTTCGTTTCTGATTTTAAGAATTTTAAACGTAAACCTGCATTCTTTAATCCAATAGCAGCTAATAATGGATGAGCTGTTGTTAAGTTTTCAAAAATGCGGTCAATCGTTTCTTGCGGAATTAACTTTTCTTCCTTGTATCCAACTTCTTTATTAATTTCATTGTAGAATTTGCGATCTGCAGCATTTAATTGTTTGTCTGCACTAGTTAAATCAGTCACTCTTTCAGCTTCTAATTTTGCTTGTCTTTTCGCTTCTTCAACTAACTCATTCAACATATTTTCATATGCCTTTGCTTGTACTTCTTCCGATTCGCCATTCTTAATAGCGTTAACTAATTCTTGACGTGCCGTAATAAATTCATTTGATAATTTAATGACCATTTTAAATGACCCTCCTTAAAAATTTGTATTAAAAAAAGAACTTTCCAAAACCCTTCTTTGCTTCAGGCTTCTTAAGTTCCTTTTCTTTTACACCTAATTTTTCAATCACTTTGTCCACGATTTTATCCATATCAATATTGACCTCAGGCGTTTTACTCATCAGTGCTGTGATTCGTTTTTTAGCATCTTCAGAAATCACTTGCCCAAAGCTTGCTACAATTTTCGGTGCTGCATCATCAAACATTTTAGCGTCAGCAAAACCTTTTTCTACCGCTTCTTGAGCGTTCATCCAAGTTTCGTCATTCATCAGATTCAAAATTTCTTCTTCAGACATACCTGTTTTTTTCACGTACGCATTCGCAATGCCTTTGTCTGTGCTGCTTAACATTTTAGAAGCGGAATTCATGTTCCTGTTATCACCATATGCTAACGTACTTGCATTATGAATCATCATTTGCGCAGTTGGGCTCATTTCAATATGATCACCTGCCATCGCAACAACTGATGCAGCACTTGCAGCAACACCATAAACTTTAACAATAACCTTTCCTTGATATTCTTTAAGCGCAGTATAGATTTCGCTTCCGCTAAAAACATCTCCACCACCACTATTGATGATAACCTCAATATCTTCTTTATTTTTTGGCAGCGCATCAATAACATCTTTTGGGGCTGTGTGTTCCATTCCAAAAATTTCATAAAGCCATTTGTCATCATTTGAAACAATCGCACCTTTAATGTTAATCTTCATCCCTCTCACCTCCTTTAAAAGCTGAATCATTAGAAGTTGTATAGTTTTTAGTAATATAATATTTATCCATTTCAGGATCATCTGACGGTTCTTCACCCAATAAAATTAATACTTGATTTGGCGTGAACGTGCTTGACGATACTAATTTATCAATAGCTTCTGCCATTTCTAACGGATCGCGTTTATCTATGCTTATCGCTTTAATGCATTTTCCGTTTAGTAAATCCTCTTTTTTAATCAACTTAGCATTAAACTCATCCTCAAACTTTTTAAGCAAAGGTTTGATACAGAATTTAATATAAGATTCCATGGCATTTTCCAAATCGGCCATATCACCATGAATTAAAGATGGTGGAATACCTAGTGCTTTAGCGACTTCATCAATCATCGCTTTTTTCAAGTTGGCAATTTCACTAAAAGGTGCAGCATTACCTTTGTTGGCGTTGCTTGATTCTTGATATTCAAAATTGTTAGTTAAAGGTGCAACAGCAACAGCATTGTTTTCAAACACTTTAAGTAGTTTATTAACATACTCTTGAACCTTATCTTGCTCACCACTTTTGCCAACTTTTGATGTGTCAATTTTAAGCACACCACGAATCTGATAATTCCGCATCTGCGCCTTAATCATACGTCCAAATATAGCACCATAATCTTCAAACAAACTATTCACAAACGAATTCAATGCATTGCTATTGTAAGTGAGGTAAATAACCTCATCCATGTTAAAAGAACGTTCAAACTCGTATTCATCAATTCTTACATGTTTAAAAATATCAGGATACATAGCAAACTTTTTGCGCTCAAAACTATCTACAATCAACAAATCTTTGGTATCATTCACTACAATTAAAACTTCATTATCATATATGAGTTTATAGACAACCTTTTGCCAAAAATCAGTTGCGGACATGTCCGTATTAGGTCGTACATTCAATTTATAGTAACTTTCATCCTTGATTGTTTTATGATCTTGAGTAATTTTGAACTCAGTTTGTGACAACGTCCTAGCAATAAATTCAATACAGGTTTGAAGTGTTGTTCTTTTTAAATAAGCATTTGTAGTATCGTCTTCAAACATGTCAAGGTCATACATCCAAGTCAGCTCTTTATTTCTTTTTAAAATAGAATCAAATAATCCCATCTTTACCCTCCTCTCTAAAAATCAATAGCATTTAAAAAATCTAAGCTTTCGTTTATATCTACTTCTAAAAGTTCATCAGCACGATACAGTGCATGAACTAATGCATGGAATCCATCAGTTTTCCGTCTCACTTCGTCCTTTTTGATATACTCTTTGTTGCCGTCAGGTTTAGTTTTCACAGCTACATTGTTTGTATACCAGCGCATTAATGGATTATCTCCAAAAATAACACGATGGTTAGCGAACATAGTCTCAATTCGTGGAGCTAATAAGGATTGGATGGCTTTAGGATTCTTAATAACTTCAATTTCGATGTCATAGTCTTCAAAATACGGTCTCAGCAAGTCCATTCTAAAATTATCGGCAACGACTTTTTCAAGACCATATGTTTCACGCATCATGTCAAACCACATCACTATATGCAATGGGTCTATTGAAGGCTCATCAACAATGGTCAATAACCCTTGTTTCTCCCATTCATGAATTGGTGCTTTCAATTTCACTGTGTCTAAAAATCCTTTTCTAACAAACGAATGAGATTTCCAAATGTAATTTTCTCCATCTCGAAATAATAAACCTACTGCTGCAAAGTCTTTAATACTTGCATAGTCCAAACCACCTATACATTGCTTTCTTTCTAATTCTGGAAGCGGTCGATTCGTTGCTAAGATTTCTTCCCAAGGCGCGACTACTTTTTCTAAATCTACTTCAGGTAAATTCATTCTCTTTGTCATAAATTCTTGCCGCTTCGTAGGACTAAAACTCATCTCGTTATATTGATTTTTAACTTTCCTGAACAATCCTTTTGCATAATGACTCATTGGCTTGCTAAACATAGGATTTGCTTTTTCCCAAATCTCAGAATTTTCAACTTCTGACGCATCATCTAACTTGCAAATGAATGGAAACAATCTATCATCTGGCGTTTCACCATTTAAAATCGACATCGAACGTTCTTTCAACTTATCCAAAAACCCATCACGAACATAACCATCAGTGCCAATAAAAAATTCTCTTGGCCATTTTACTTTCCCTAGTCCAGAACTGAAAACGTCAACTGTTTCACTATCTTCAAATCTGTGTACTTCATCGTAAATCACGCACCCTTCACGCCCACCATCTTTTGTGCCAGCATTAGAAGTTCTAAATCTAAAACGTGATTTTGTTTCAGTATCAGTAATCACTGATTTTGTTTTGTGAAATACATCCTCGAGTTTATTTTTTTCAATCATGTTATAGGCCTCTTCAAATGATGTTTTTGCTTGATCCTCTGAGTTTGCCACAACTGATATGTCATAATTAGGAACGCCATGCAAATAAGAGATAAAATAATTGGATAACGCAGTAATCAAGCCGTTTTTACCGCCACCACGTCCAAGAGTAATAAAAAACTGCTCGTAGTATAAGAAGTCTCCTTCTTTCTCGAACAGAAAAATAAATGGGATTATAAATTTTTGGAATGGTTGCAATGGAAAATACCATTTTTCAGTGAATTTGATGAAATTTTCAATTTGAACCTCATCAAAATATAAATCTTCACGGTTCAAAACGTATTTTTCTAAATATGCAATAAGTAAAATGCGTTCTTTATTTAAAATTATTTTGCCTGATTTCCACATTTGGATGTATTCATCAACGTGTATATTTCTAATCATAATAAATCACGTCGGGTTACAGGTTCTTCTTCAAATTTATTAAGTCCCAACGACTTTTCAATTGCTAATAAAGAGGTGTTAACTTTATTTTTTTCAGTTATTGCAGGATTGGGTTTCAAAAACGATTGAGACGCATTTACAGTTTCAACCATCAAACCTTTTGACTCAATTTCTTTATCAAGTTCATAAAAAATAGCTAATAAATTTAAATATCTATCAACTTTTTCTACTTGAACTGGATTATTACTATCGATTTTATTCAAAAGATATTTCTTGATTTTCGCTTTATTTTTCATATTTTACACCCCCTAATGTATCTTTTTTTCGAAAAATCTGCGGAGTAGACTCCTCCCCACCGGTTCCCCGCGCCGTTTTAATCCCAAAACTTTAGGACGGGGGGTTAGACGAATTTAAAAATAATATTTTATTCTCTTACCATTTTTCATCGTCCCATTTTTCGATTTTATTTTTAAAATTTGATTTAAAATTTCTGTCGTGTATCTCATTGTGACACTCGACACATAATGTTTCTAGATTGTCATCGTCTAGACATAGCTCAGGATAGTCGGCTAATTCTTTGATATGATGAACTACAAGCTTAATCTTCTTTCTATGATTCTTATTAAGTTCATATTCATCAATAGCCACCTTTCCTTTCGACTTACAACGTTGACACTCAAAGTGATCACGACGCATGATGTCTGCCCGCTTTTCTCTCCACGCCATACTGTTATAAAACGTACGTCGTTGCTGCTTAGTTAATGACATAGCTTTATACTCCTCTAACCACAAATTAAAAGACACTATATCAATTCAGTACGGCGCCTAATGATTTGGTTTTGATATTGTATTTGAGTTATGCACTCATATCAACTACACCTGTTCCGTATATCTTGTACCTCATATCAGTGCACAAAAAAGACGCCTCGAAAGACGTCTTAATCGACATGTTATATTCTGAAAGGAGAAATGTACAATATTAGAATAATACAGTAAGTCAAGACAGTCTATCCTCAAAATATACCTTATATTTATGTTATATTTTTAAACTCAATCCTCTTCATCAGTTCTGTCTGTTTATTACGGATGTATTGCTCTGAGTAACCTAACTTAGCAGCTATTTCAGTTATCTTATACCCTTTAATAAATCTTAATTTAAGTATTTGATGTTCCAAACCATCAAATTGATCAACTACATCAAGTATCTTTTTTTGTCTTGACTCTAAAGTTTGCAAGCGTTCATTGATGATATTAAGTTCATCGATTACATTATCCGTTTGTTGTATGCGTGTTAGAAAGTCGTGTTTCTTTCCTAATTTAGCCTTGTCGTTATTTGCATTCACTGCTCCCCAATTAAAGATCTCATCATTGCAAATATCTTTTCTGAGCTTTAAACTTTCTATTTCTAATTTATTTTTTCTATACATCTGAATCAGTTCAATCATTCACTCACTTCCGCTCTGAAATCGTATTGATCTACATCATCGTTAGCTGTCAAACGAATATAAGTATCATGTGCTACATACAAAATGATCAGTGCTGCAATAATGTATTTCATTCCTACACCTCCTAAAATATGAATTTGTGCTTCTTATTTTCTCTATTCAATGATCGCATTAAACTTTCTAATAATTTGATATTGTCGCTCATGCTTAAAGTTTTTCTGCCTGATTTTTTTATTACACCTTTGCCAACTACTACAAGTCCTACGTTGAATGGTATAAGGTTTGTATCTTTCACTTCTTCATATAATTCCTCAGTCAAAACTAAATAATTGTAATGACCAACAAAAGATAGTTTTGCGGTACTCTTTAAATCTTCTTTAGTAACTTTAATTTCGTAAGCTCGAAAGACATTTTTGCTATCATAGGTTAAAAAGTCTACAATTTCTCGTCCTTTTTTCAAAGGTTCTAGTCCAATGGTGACTTCGTGACATCCGTAAACACTTAACTTGTCTTTTAGCAGCAAGTTATACAAATATCTTTCTGCTGCTAAAGTATTATCCGACTTCACTTATAACACCTCATTTAGATTTATAGATCTGCTTCTTTGATGAATTTACCATCAATAATTTTTCCTTTTCTGTTTTTAATCTCATCATATGCTTGCTGCACACATGTCTTAATATCCGTATTGTTAAAATGAGCAGTTACGTCTAACAAAGCAATTAAATCTGTTATTTTCGTTAGAATATAACTTAAGCTTACGAGATCAGTTCTTTCTTCAGTAAATACCAGTAATTTGTCGCCTAATTCCCCTAAAGTTAAGATATAGTCTACTGTGTTAAGTTCAACATCTCTTAAAATATAAGAGAATATTACAGCACTTTGCATTAAAGGATCACTGTCTTCTATTTTCATTATTTTTTTAATCTGTTGCACCATAATAGTCAAAACAATAAACATATCGCCGACACTATCTTTAATCATTTCTTTATCTTGCTTATTCTGCCCTTTGACAAGTTCACCAAACTCTTCAACCAATTTGTCAAACTGCCTAATAGGACTACCTTCATGTAATCCTCTTTCTGTACTCCATTGTTCGATGTTATTAATTAATTGTTCCATTTTAATTTTCCCCCTTGATACTATTAAAAGTTTCCTCATCTATTTCAACGATTATCAAATTGCAATGCTGCAACCATGTGTATGGTTTATAATTATTTATTGCATTAGGACCGTAATTAACTTTATAGAAATTATCCCAATCCGATTCTTTAGCTTTCGCTAATTCTTTAATATTTTTAAGGTTAGGATCTGAGCCATCTATATTCCATACAGCATATGCGTCTGATAAATTTGTGGTGATTCCGATGTCCATATCTTTAGCAATGTATTCACCTTGGCTATCTTTCAATTCATAAACTGCTACTTTATGTTTTTTAGCCATTCACTCGCCCTCCAATATTCTAATTACCGTAATTAATTCATCAATCATTTGAATACGTCCTGCTACTTTTCCTTTAAAATAGCCTTCAGACATTTTTTCTAAGCATTTGATGTTAAGAGTACGTGCTTCAGACAAGTACTCTTTTAAGTTGTCTAACGTTTCAGCTCTGCTTTTGTAATTATCACGCTGCTTACGCAAGTTAGTCAGGTCGTTGATAAGTGTGTCGCGTTCTGGTTTATAGTCCTCAATCTCCACAACAACGTCATACAATTTATCGCCATCTACATAAATATCTGATTCAGATATTAAGTATTTGCGTATATCATTTTTAATATTGGTTAAGTCATATACAGTTAACTTCATTCCACCATCTCCCCGTCTTTCCAGATTAAAGTAAGCGTCCCATCATCGTTCCTCCTGTAATAAATCTTTATTTTCGTAAATGTTTCCGACTACTTCTAAAAGCTCAATATTTTCAAATAAATCTTCTTCAATATAGCCCCAATCAATGATGGCCTTTGCTTCGCTCAGTTTAACCACTCCATATTCGTCATGCATATCGTCCCAGATAACATCGCCGATATAAACTTCGTCCTCGTACTTATCCGTCATTCCTGTTGACTGCATTAAAGCAACTTCATTAAACACTCTAAAACCACCATTTTCTAGCTCTACGTATTTATGAAGAAAGCTAATTCTATGGACACCTAACATTACATTTTCTGTTTTATCCCACGCTCTAAATTTTGGTATCATCTCATACACTCCTTATTGTGCCTTTTGTCCTTCTTTTCTACTAACATCGTTACTTCTTCGGGATCAACGTTCACTACAAACCCACGCACACCACGTTTACGCAGTACTTTGTTTATTTCTGTTGGTGACTTACCACTTGTTTTAATTCGATAGCGTTGTCTATCTGAATTGCTTAACTCCATCGCTATCACTCCTTAAAACGTAATTCATGTTTCTCAAGATAGTCATTGTAGTCTTGTTTGCATTTGAACTCTAATTTTAATCTAGAAAATTTAGTTTTAAAATGTCCGTGAAAATGATAAATACCATTCACTATATGGATATGTGCTACTTTTCGGCCATTTTGATACAAATAGCGCTTGCTTCCGAAAAATTGTTTCATGTACGCTTTTACTTGAGCCTTGTCTATCAACTTTATGCCCACTTCACTTTCTGCAAACCTAATTCCTTTTCAATTTCTGATGTTTCAATTTTTACTGCAATTAATCTTTGATGATGTGGATTCTTTTTATATAGCTCTGCTTCTTCTTTTTCTGTTGTTGAGCTTGCTATTCTATCTAATGTATTTTTTGTTGTATTTAGTTTTGTAATGACCTCATCTTTTGTGCCTGCACAAATGATTTCTTCGCCTTTATACACAACATATTCATAATGTTTAACATACATATACAATCCCTCTATTCTTCTTGTTTAATCTCTAGGATGAGAATTAATGTCATAGCTTTTTCTCCTCATTTTTTGAATGTTCTGATTTTATGAATTAAAACATCATTAACCATAAAAATTTGTATGCCCATCTTTTTCATCTCTGCTCCTTATAAAAATTCGAAAATGTCTGTTTGGGTTTTAATACTTAAACCAAATCTCGTTTTGATTTTTTCGAATTCATTTGTCGTTAAAATAAACTGGTCAAATCCGTAAGCCGTATACAGTCCATAGACTCTAACTTTTAAATTGCCTAATTTAACGTAGGAGCCAATCTTATTACCTTCAGAATTATACAAAGGTACTTCTGGACTCATTAGACCACCTCTAAAATCGTCATAGCAGGTCGTATACTGCGTTCTTTTAATTTTGTATTAATTAGGTCTACCAATTTCTTTTCGTCGCCCTGTGCCCAATTAATCAATGTCTGAGCGTATATTTCGCTGCATTCAAGAATTTGACTGATGTTTTCCTTAGTTATCAAAATCTAACACCTCGCAGTCTATAATCTTCTCCATTCATTTTGACTATCGTCGTATTTTTCATGATTCGACTAAACAATTTTGAGTAGTCTTTGTTTGGTGTCAATTCCTTGGCCGAATTGTTTGTAGTAATGATATTGTGTTTACCTGTTCGGCTTTCCATAACCTCAAACATTTTACTGACACCAAAATTGCTCAATGTCGTACCATAATCATCGAGTACCAATAAATCAACCTTTGCGATAATTTTATCCAGATCGCGTTCTGTCATTTCTGAATTATTAAATGTGCTTTTATACGTTGTTATCAGTTGTGGTACATTCATGTAAAGTACGCTATAACCTTTGGCCTTTACAACTTTTACAATTGACATTGATAAGTGTGATTTACCAGTACCAAATGAGCCATGTAGCATGAGGGATTGTTTGTTATCAATATCAAAGTTATTAGCGTATCGCATGCACAACTGTTTAGCTTTGTCTAAGTCTTTATTTGTAGGTTCGTAATTATCAAAAGTTGCGTCTTTTAAATCATCGTTAATGATGGACTTACTAAATACTTTGTTTACTTTAATGCGATTGATTTTTTTGTGGTAGTTTGCTGTTTGCTTTCTAGCTAGAGCTTTCATTTCACAATCACAACCATTTTTGACAATCTGGCCATTATCGAATTTTACGTAGTCATAAGATTGGCCGCACTTTTCGCATTTAACATTTAATTTTTGTTCGACAATCTTACTTTTGCTTTTTATTTTTGCTGCCAGCTGTTGAATCGACTTCATTTTATTTCTCCTTTCTAAAACAAATCACGGTACTGAGAGTTATCAAACTCATCTTTTTGTTTTTTATGTTGATTTATAAGTGTTTGGATATCCTCAATTGATTTAACTTTATCTTTGGTCCAATGTTTCAATATCCCATTCACATAATTCCAGGTTAAGACATTATTTTTAATTGCTTCTTGCATTGCTGCTATAACAATTTCTTCGCCGTCGTTTTCAAAGTCATCTAACCAACCTGATATCTGATCTGCAATATAAGGTCTTAAAACCCCAAAACCATTTTCTTGATAAAACGAAAAAACAGACTGTCTTTTATTGTCTTTATTTTCCTTATTCTCATTATTTACATTATTATCATTATTGTTTGTTTTTTTCGGTGTCACTTCGGCGTTATCCTTTTGTTTTTTTAGTGTTATTTCAGTGTTATTTTGCTGTCTTTTTTCTATATTCATATTTTGATAAACATCATAATTCACAACGGTTATAACTGTTTTTCTACTGTCTTTTTTTTGAGTGACCATATTATCTTGCTCAAGTAGTTTTAAAAACCTAGTTACTTTTGTTGTAGACCAGTTCCATCGCTCAGATAATTTGCGTAAAGAAGTATAGGTTGAACCACGTTTTACGACAATTAGTTTTCCGTCAAATAGAGTCTTATTATCCCTATGATTGACAGTTAACAATAAATCTAGCCATGCCTCTAACTCGGTAAATGGTCTTTCATTTGGATAAAGCCAATGCTCCTCAATCGATCTGTGCAAACTAATCCAACCAGTCATCATCTCACCTCACCATCTGGTGCATTAGAAAGGGGGAATTATCCCACTGCACTAGCCAATAATTAAAATGCTATTATTTTCGATTTGCTCTTTTAAGTTCTCTATTAAATAGTCTTTAATACTCAATCTGGCAACGTTTTTCCATGCTCCACCATCTGCTTCAAATAAACCTGCTTGAATTTCATTTCCAGATTCTCTCAGTCTAAAAACAAATAGCGATTCAGGCTGTTCAATTTCTGTAAAAGTTCTGAAAGGCTTAAGTCTGACTGGATTAGGTACAACTTCTTCCTGAGCCATAGTCACACCACGTTTTGTTTCTACAATTTGAGAAACGCCATTATCTCCAGCGTTTCGAATATTAGAAGACCTTAAATTACCTAAAATACGTAATAAGTTTTTAACATCGTCATTTTTAACGAATATTGATTGTAATTGAATATTGAAAGCTTCTAATGACATAAACTGGTCTAAGCAAATTGTTGGTGTATAAGCCAGTGACATAATGACGATTTCACGTTTTTTATTGTTGTTTAATTGAGTTTCAACAACAATTTTTTGTTGATTTAAAACCGAAACAAGTAATCGTTTGTCATTATCAAAGTTGTCTTTAATAAAATCAACTAATCCAGATAATGAATAAACAGTAACTTCTTTGCGGACTGGTTCCTCTATTTTTTGTAAATTTTCATTGGCATAAGTTTCTTTACCAACCTCATAAAATTCTGTCTTTTTGAATTCATTTTTCAAATACGCTAATGCTTCTTTAATCATTTTAAAATCCTCCTATTATCTGTAAATTTGATGTACTTTACTTGTTTTTTTCGTCTTTGATGTTTCTTCAATGTCACTACCATCGTCATTTTTTATGCTGCCATCATCATCAATAAAAGCTTGTCCTTTTACTCCAGATCGCAACTCGTTAACAACACGTTCACCGTTTTCGTCCACAATATTAAAAAGTTTGATTCCAGTTGAATCCATACTTACTAAATTTGATTTAACTTTGGCGTCTGCAAAGATAATTTCTCTATATTCATCACTTTTAATATCAATTGTCATTGTGATTTTTCGCTTTTTTGTTGGGTCTGTATTGATGTCATTAATGTTTTCTATGACCTTTTCTAATTCACTTTCAAATAATTCTTGCAAAGCCCCTTGTCCAAGTTCTGATAATTTAACGTTATTTAATCTCATCAAATGTGCCTCCTTTAGAATGGTAAATCGTCGTCACTAATATCAATTGAATCATTCATATTAACAAATGGATTTTGACTTGTAGCAGCGACATGATTTGCTTTTGGTTGATATTGTCCGGATGCTATACCGCCTTGTGATTGATTGCTATTAGTAGATTTGCTTTCAAGAAACTGAACACTTTCACAAATTACTTCAGTGACATATACGCGTTGTCCCTCTTTATTTTCATAACTACGTGATTGTAAGTGACCATCAATACCTGCTAAACTTCCTTTTGATAAGTAGTTATTAATGTTCTCTGCTGTTTTTTTAAAGGCAATACAGTTAATAAAATCCGCTTCACGTTCACCTTTTGCATTCGTAAATGTACGATTTACAGCGAGTGTGAAACTGCTAACACTTATTCCATTTGGTGTATGTCTTAATTCAGGATTTTTAGTTAATCTTCCTACAAGTACAACTCTATTAATCATCTTTATATCCCCCAACGTAAACAGTGACGCCACTCACTGCTTGTATTTGTTCTTTGATGAATCGAGCATTCGAATTATTGCTGCTTAAATGTATTAAGTGAATTTCTTGTAATTCAGATAGATCATTCGCTTTTAAAAACTGAGTCGCATATTCTAAACTGAAATGCGAGTCCATAATACGATTTGCTAGCGCTTGATGAATTACACCGTCTTCAACATTTTGCTGCATCTGCTCATAAATGAAATTCACTTCGAGTAACATGTGAGTAATGCCATTGAATTTATATTTTAGGTATTTTGTGTCTGTGACGTATAAAACTTTAAAGCCATTATCGCTTTTCATTAGAAATCCAACAGGTTCAGCTACATCATGTTCGATTTCGAAAGGCAGTATTTGCCACGACCCCACTCTAAATACCTTTCTTGACTTGATTACATTTAACCTATGGCTAGTTACATTTAACGCTTTTAAAGTGCCAAGCGTGGCATAACATTCTATGCCTGCGTCCATAAATTGTTTGATATACTTTGCATGATCTCCATGCTCATGTGTAATGAGACAGCCTGCAATGTCTCTTGTTTTGAATTTGAGATGCTTTTGTACTGACTGAAACTTTATGCCAGCTTCAACTAACAAGGTCGTGCTACCGTCATTAAGACGATAGCAGTTACCACGCGACCCTGTTGCGATAACATCAATTAAAATGGGTCTTCTTCACTTTCAGATTCATTTGCAGGACTTGTTTCAACTTCCGTTACATCTCTATAACCATCTACTGACTTTACTTCTTCAAATTGAGCATCTTCAATTTCATTTTCATCGAAATCTAACAACTCTTTATTCGCATTTTCTGCTACTTCTGCATCTAGCACTTCTTTACGCTGACGTTGCTCTGATTCTTTCGCAAATTGCAATAAACCTTCATCCGTTGAAGAATTGATATAACGTTTAGCTGCTCGATTTATAACAGTTTTTTTAGCCATTTCTTCTTTGAAATTGTTATGAGTTTTCGAACGATTTAAAGCTGCTTCATCTTTAATCATCGATGATTGCATCCATGCTTGCTTAATTTGATCCATAGTCATAATTTCAATGTAGTTATCGCGATTGTCACTGAACACGATTGTGCAGTAAGCTCCAACAATTTTATCCTTATTGATATTAAAGAAATCTTGCTCGTGCTTTATTGATTTAATACGTCCCACACTGTCTAATTCTTGTTTAAATGTATCGCCGTCATAAATTACTTGAGCAACAACATCCGTAGCGCCTGCGTCACGTTTAAGCATCATGATATTTCCATGATATGAACGTTGCAGTTGCATTTTGTTTCCATAAGGAATGAAGTAACATTGACTTTTAGCAGGATTAAGACCCTGTGTCACCATGTCTAATAGTGCATTTGCTTTACTTGCGTCATTACAAGCCATCAACTTGTTGTCTTGGCTTATTTGTAACCAAGCTTGTTTCATAGCATTGCTAGGAGAATAGTCAGCAGGAAGTTCTAAATTCCCTTGAGCCTCTAAAACTCTAACTTTGTTCAGAACGTTGTCACTCACGTTTTTTTCTTCTAATAATTGATCCTCTACTCTTTGCATTAATTCATTTGACATTTTAATTCCTCCATTATTTCAATAATTGATATGGTTCTACCTGTAATTTCTTTGCCATTTTTTCGAGCATCTTAATAGATAACCCGCGTTTACAGCATTCGATTTCACTAATGTGTTGCCTTGACGTTTTTAAACGACTTGCTAATTCGCTTTGCGTCAATTTACACATTTTTCTATACGCTCTAATGTTTAGAGCGATTTTCTTTTTTAACATTTCATCACCAACCCCCTGTTATCCTCAGACACAATCAACTGTATTTGTTGCGCCTCTGTGTTGATAACGTTTGTTACCGATTCGGCATTATCTATAAAAATTGGTGCTGTGACGTTGTAGTGTTTACATAAAGTGTTAATAATGTCTAACCCAACATTTATTCGCGCAGCATTATTTAATCCTCCACTATATTCAACACCGTCAACTAAAGTGATACACGTTTCTTCCAGTTCACCGTTCACCAACTGATTGAAAAGTTTAAATTCGGCCATATCAAATTTTTCGTTAATGTTATCCGTCAGTATGTTTATTTTGGTTGTTGTGAATAAGTTCAATTGATACAGTTGATAAGCGTATTCTTCTTTTTCTTCAAGCAAATTATCTTCTTTTGTGCGAAGCTCTTTAATGCGTTGTTCTGAACGCTTATTAGATTCAATAATTATTAAACGCTCATCAAATTTAGATTTTTTAGCATAAAGATCATTAATCTGTTCATCAATCATTAATACTGTAGCTGCGATTGACTCTTGAATATTTTGTTGTTCTTGCTTAATTGCTTCAATTTCTGAAACAATAGCTCTATACGCTTCTGTTTCTGTCACATTTGTTTGTTTTTCTTTGAATTCATCAATTTCCACTTTGATTTTTTCGGATTTTTTAGATGCATCTTCAACATATTTTTGATACTTATCAATTTCAGATTGTATTTTTTCAATGATTGGCTTAATCTTTTTCCCTTCTGCCAACGTTTCGTCCTTTCGTTTTGCTAGGACTTCCAGATCATATGCTTTTTCTTGATTGAATTTTTCAAGTGCTTTTTGTTTTACTGATTCAATTTGTTCTGCAGGCAATTCCTGGCCACAAGTTTCACAAAAATTTGTTGCAATATATTCAAATTGTTTATCCTGTAGCTCTTTGAAATTCGTTTCAATCATTTTGTAATCAGACAGTAAAGCTTTACGTCTCTTTTCTTCATGCTCAATTTCCTGATTATGCACACGAATTTTAGAAGTGTAATTCAACACTGTACTTTGTTCAGCATTAAATTCATTTGTGAGCGTGTGAATCTTGTTATCAATCTCAAAGTTATGATTTGATTTCAATCTTGATAGTTCCGCTTCTTTGTCTATCAACTTATTTTTTAACTCAATAGATTTACTGCCGTTTCTAACTTCAATTCTTTGTTGCTTTAGCACTTCTATTTCACTTTCAATCTGTTTTAGTTCAGAATCATTAAGTGGTTCTACTTCTTGCAATCCTTTTGATTCTTGATTGATACGGGTTGGTATATCCTGAATTTCTTTATTGATTTGTTTGATTTTATCTGAAACTATTTTCTTTTTAGTTTCGATGTCATGCTCATTCAACAAATCAGATAATCCCTTTAATTCATGATTCGAATTGATAATGTCCTCGTTATTAATTGGATCAGCAATTTCGAATAATATTTCACGTCGCTTTTTCCAATCTAAATTATTAAATGCTGCAGGATTTGTGATGAGTTTGAACACATCTTCATCAATCACATCTTTAATACGTGATTTGTAGTCTGATATTTTTACAGGTTCCTCATTGATGTACTGCCTTTTAGTGCGTGAACGACTGTACTCTTTTCGATTTGTCTTTTGATTTGTCGTGTATTTAGGACGACTTTCTTTTCTTAAAAGCAACGTATGATCAACAATAGTGAATTCCGCTTCTACTGTTGGAACCAATTCGTATTGCTCTTGATTATTCGCATTTAATGGAACTGGATTAAATGACTTAGTAGAACCATCTAGCCCTTTATCAAATAGTAGCCATTGTAATGCAGTTGCGGTTGTTGTCTTACCTGTACCGTTCGCACCATAAATTTTGGAATTATGGCCATTAAATTCAAATGATTGCTCTTTTATTCCCGCAAAATTTTCAATTGTGAGTTTGTTTAATCTTAGATGCATTTCTCTCCACTCCTATTGCTTAATAAAATGTGCCACGATTTTATCAAGTTCATCTGATTGATTTTCAATGTATTTATAAACGTCTGCTAAAATTACTTCTTCTGCATTTTCAATTTCGGATGAATCATAAACTGGCATAAACGATACTGTGTTCATTTCTGTGTCTAAAACCTCTATTGTCACACGACTATCTTCTTTCATTACAATTTTTTTAAACTTGAAACCGTTAATTTCAACAATTGATGTATATTCTCCATCGTTTTTAAAATACATTGATACTTCCTCCTAATTTGTTATAATTAGGTTGAAATTTATTCCAAATTTTTCAACCTCGACTGATTCCTAGTGGCAGCTAGTTATCAGTCTTTTTCGTTATTTTCGACGTAATCACGTAAACTTTTTATTGCAATCGTAGACTCTACAATTTTTTTAAAGTTATCCGCAGTAACTAACATGTTAACTATCGATGAAGGCTTACCTACGACAATCTGATTAAAAATGTTCTGTACATCTCCCTTATCTAGCGCTATTCCAGTAATAAGAGACATATTAAAATCCGTTTCTTTGTCTATCTTTACGATTAAATCGTATAACTCTCTAGATTTAGCTGTTACCACTTCAATAATTTGTTCTTCTGTCATGTTTTTAAATTTCATTTTAAACTTCCTCACTTTCGATATTTTTCAACAAATACTTAGTTAAGTTATATGCTGCAATCTCTATCAAAATCACTAACACAAACAATGTCGTAAAATATACGCCACTTAGTGCTAGAAATAAAGTTGATATGAATGCGGCTGCTACTGTCACAAACCATGCAATGATGTTTTTCATTTTAATCACCTCCTTTACATCCACTTTTTATGTCTCTTTAAAAGATATTCTTCTAATTTGGCGATGTTAATCAATGTCATGTTCGATGAATAATCAATATAGAGATTTTTGACTCCTAAATCATCTTTATTATAATCAGTTAGCCAGTTGTAGATGGTTGAACGACTAACGTCAAACATTGAGTGTATGTTCGTTGGTTTTGCATACAACTTTTTGACGAATTTTTCTTTACCTAAGAAAGTATTTTCAGGTGTGGGAATATTAATGATTTTAGGCATAATACGTAAACTCCTTTCGTGTATAATATTGTTAATAATCAATAAGGATGTGCTTTTATTTATGTCTTTTTTTCAATCACCCCTAATTAGTAATATCATTGCTTTTGGTGCATTAATATGCTCTATTTGGTCAATTGTCTATACATATAGTCAAAACAAGTACCAAATTACTATTTCTGAATTTACTGCAGAAAAGTTCGAAGACATACCATTATACTTTTGTTTCGATGTCATCAATACATCCACAAAAGGAATTCGAATAAAAAAAATAGAACTTATAAAAAATGGTGAAATGCTTAATGATTTACAATTTGAACCTACAAAAAGACTTGTGTTTTATTATCCTAATCCCAGTAATTCACCACTTTATTCAAAACCATTTAAAACTGAGTCATTTCTTGCTCCTCAATCATCTAAAAGTTATAAGTATCACTTAAATGAAATTCCTGACTCAATACGAATATGTGCTGATAAACCATTTTATAGATTTAAAAAAAATAAATTATTCATTATAAACCCTGATGATATAGAACAATATAATGAGAGCCATTAAAAACCAGATCACGCGAAATATGATTAGTTAGCATTATCTCCTTTTCTATACATGGCATCGAGCATTCGTATTATTTTAATACGGTCCTCGGTGCTAATTTGTTCTTCTAAAAAGAACTTAATAGTTTTTAAGACAAGTGCAGGAATTCGAATATCATCGATTTCACTTTCAATTAAAAGTTTTAAATTATTTCGAATATCTATCATTTTCAATCCCTCCTTTCACAATTAAGATAAAATAGCTGTACTTATTCGTTAAATTGCAAATCAAGCAAAAATATGTCATTTTGGACGATTAAACAAACATTTATTAGTCAAATAAGCACTAAAGTGTGTTTTAATCTTGAAAGTCGACAAAAATAAGAATGTTGATACTTTTAGGATTGAACTCTTAAAGTATCTTTTAGGACACTTTGGCATCAAAAAAAATATCTAGGATTTGTTCTTTATTAAGCTCTAATATTTCTGCTATTGCTAAGATTTCCGCTCTATCAAACTTATCAAAATCCTTAATACGTCTGTAATATGAAGCTTTTGACATTTTGATACCTTTTTCTTGCATTTTTTCTAAAAGTTCACTAGGTTTAAGACCTTTAAGAACAATTTCAGCTTTTAATTTATTTGCATCCATATCTCTCACCTCCATAAGTGTCTTAAAGGATACTTAAAATATACATCTCTCTTATCCTGATGTCAACACTAAAGTTTCTAAAAAGATACTTATGTCAACAAAAACATTTTAATTGTTGCTTTAAAGATACTTAAGTATTATAATTGAAACATCAAAGAACGAGGAGGTTCATGCGATGAAACCCGATATTAAAGCAAGACGCTTAGAATTGAATTTAACATTGGAGCAAGTTGGGAATATGGTCGGTGTAGGTAAATCTACTGTTCGTAAATGGGAAACTGGCGATATTGAAAATATGAAACGCGATAAAATTGTTAAATTAGCAGAAGCTCTTAAAGTTTCACCTTCTTATATTATGGGTGTCGAAGATGAAAAACCTCAACAAAACACTTTGGCAGCACACCTTGACGGTGATTATACCGAAGAGGAATTAGCAGAAATTTTAGAATACGCTAAGTTTGTAAGACAAAAGCATAGAAATAAATAAAAGGTGATGTTATTTGAGCAAATATGAAGAGTTAATGAAAAAGCATAGCCACATCCCTATCAGCGATAACTACAAACTTAAAGGCAATTTTAAAGGAATCTTTGCTAATGGCGCTATTTTGATTGATAAAGATTTATCAAATTTCCAAAAGCACGCAGTCTTAGCCGAAGAAATTGCTCACTATAAGTACACATACGGCAACATCTTAGACCAATCCAACATGTTGAATAAAAAGCTTGAATTATTTGCACGACGTAAAGCCTATGAATCAGTAATCACGCTGCAAGGCTTAATAGACGCTTATAATAACGGCATCTCTAACATTCACGAGATGGCCGATTTTTTCGAGGTAAATTTAGATTTTGCGCAAGAGTGTTTAAAACATTATCAAATGAAATATGGCTTATATACTCACTACGGCGATTACATTATCCGATTTGACCCATTAACAATTAATAAACAATTAAGTGATTAAACCGCTTCATGCGTTTAATATAAATTTTTTTATGGAGGAAATGCAGATGTTAATACGAAAAGACGAAAATAGGTCTGGTTGCTCGGGATGTTTTGGTTGTTTTGGTATTGTACTGTTAATCATCTTATTATTTAGCGGATGCAGTGCCATTTTTGGAAACTCAGACGAGGATGACACTGAAGATACAAGTCCAAAAACTGAAGACAATTCAAAAAAAGAAAGTGAAACGTCAGATAAAGAAGAAAAAACTTCAGCAAAAGAAAATGCTGAAAATGATAATACAAAAACTGATTCAACTGATGGAGAAATCAATACGACTCCTGAAGATGATACAGTATACGGAAAATTGTCGCAGCCACATGGTAATAACAAAATTGTCAATGTTGATGATACTTTATATATTCTTAATGATAATGATGAAATTTTACAAGCTGAAAAAAGTTTCTCGAAACTACCACTCGATAAAAATTTAGACAAAAACCTTTTGAATGAGCATATAAAAGATTATATGGCAAAAGACGCTGAGTTTGTATCTAATTTAACAGATACAAAGCAAAAGTATCATTCAAAGTCTTTGAATAAAGATTACTATGTGCAATTGGTTCTCGATGAGCATGGCAACGTCAATCGCCTAATTATTTCAAGTATTCATTAAGGGTAGCACGTGCCTACCCTTATTATTTTTTATAATTTTTAGTCAAAGGAATGATTTGACATGTGGGTTGAAGAATATCGTGATAGAAATAATAAGAAAAAATATCGTTTCTATGAAAAATATAAAGATCCCTACACAAACAAATGGCGACGTGTAAGTATAGTTTTGAATAAAAACACTAAACAAACTCAAAAAGAGGCTATCCTACAGTTAACAGAAAAGATTAAAATAAAAAAGAGTGTTAGGCCGTCAGAACATAAAGATATTACTTTTAAAGAATTAGTTGAAAAATGGTTTGATTTTTATAAAAACACGTCAGGTTCAAAGGAATCCTGGCATAATAAGATTCAACACTTTATAAACAAACTCTTTAAAGAAGTTGACGGCGATACCTTAGCAAGAAAAGTAGATCGTAAGATAGTACAAGACTTGATGATTAAAATTGTAAGCACTCAAGATTTTACAGAAAGTTACGCAAGGAAAATAAATTTTGTTATCAAATCATCATTAGAATATGCAAGAAAAGAATATGAATTTGACAACACTGCTTTTTTTTAAAGATGTGATAATTCCTAAAAAAGAAGTCGATAAAGAAAAATTGGAACGTCAACGCAATAATTATTTAGAAAAAGATGAAATGACTAAAGTATTGAATGAATTTGATGCTATGATTAAGCAGGAAAAAAGACCTAAAGTAAAAATCACACTGAATTTAGTGAAAAACATTTGTGAAGTGCAAGCACTTACAGGTATGCGCATTGGTGAAGTTTTAGCACTTAAAAATGAAGATGTAGATTTTAAAAATAAACTTATAGATATAAATGGATCAATATATTTTAAAAAGACTAATGGTATTGATTACGGAACTAAAACAACAGTAAAAACTGAGGGAGCAAATAGAAAAATAACTGTAAATGATAGAGTATTAACTATCATTAGGCGCTTGCAACTACGTAACAGGCAGTTCGAAAATTGGGAGACTGGCTATATAAACAGAGGTTTTATTTTCACAAACACAAGGGGTAATCCTACACACTTGAATCCTATTTTACGGCATCTTAAAACAGTTAAGGAAAAAGTGTTTGAAAATCAAAATAGAAATCTAACAACACATACTTTTAGACATACCCATATTTCTACATTGTCAGAAATGGAGTTACCACTCAAAGCGATAATGGAGCGTGTAGGACATGTGGATGAACGTACAACATTAAGGATATATACACATGTAACTAAAACAATGAGAGATAGAATTACGACTGAACTTGAACACTTTTCTTTTTAA